AAACAATATTCTATAATATTGTTTGTTCTCATCAAAATCGTCAAAAAATGGAGCTATATTAAAATTCGTCTGTAACTCAGCCATTGGTAGTCCTTAAATTGAAAAATACAATTTTAATTGTTCTGTTGTTATGCCTTGTCTACTAATAGGTTCTATATTTTTATAATAAAATATATTGGCGCTATATGGTACAATATCAGAAGTATTTATAGCTGCAGGAATAGCTGTTTCACCAGTATAAAAACCAGTAACAGTTTCATATGGAGTAAATACTCCTTGTACATTCTTCAAATATAATTTTTCTGCATTCATATAAACAACAATTCCTGTTGCCCCACTTAAGTAACCAGTTACAATTTCCCCTTCTCCCATAAGACCACTAAAAGTATCTAATGCAAGAACATGTAATTGTAAAAATGTATTATCAATATACCTAAATCCATCTAAAGTTGATATTGGATTATACATCAAAGATGCTTGTCTATATGTAATCCAATTTGGAAAATTATCACCTATATCTGTAGAAACAGAAACACCTAATGTTGAACAATCTAATTCATATATTGTATTTGCACCATGACCATATTTTGGTGATATTATTGGATAAGTTGTTGCATCCATTCCAAAATAAGAATTTGCAACAATCTGAGTTGTGCAATAATTATATCCCATACCTCTTGCAATAACACGTATATTTTTTATTTCACCATGAAGCGGATCAACATCACATATAGCAAAAGCACCAATTCCATCTCCTTGAAACTGAACCTGTGGCGAAATAACAAAACTATTATTTACAATTTCAGTTATAGGCGATAGAGTAGAGATATATCTTCCAGCTGTATTTACTGTGTAATCACTAATTATAGATACAGAACGTGATGTAGGTCCACCAGCATAAAATGTAGATAAATTATATGATCCTGCAATAGATGATGTATTCGTATTAGTAATTTTAAATGTGTTATTGTCTATGATCATGTCAATTTGACCATTAGCAGACATATAACCAGTTCCAGTATTACTTACCATACAAACATGAATAGCGCCATCTTCAGCATTGCTAATAACTTCCGCATCACTTAATACAGGAATATAAGAATTGGTTGTAAATTTTTTTGTTAGAATACTAGAAATTGTGTAAAGATATTTCCATTTATATCCATCACTAGTGTTGAAATCGCCAACAGCTATGTCACCTTCAGGCATAACAATAGAAGGTGACATATAATTATTAAATAAACATTTGTAAACTCTGTTTGAAGAATTTAATACATAATACATTTTAGAAGAAATATTTGGATCAGTATTATCATATTGATCATAAACAGTATTTGCTGTCCAATTTATTCTTGGAATAACAAATCCTACATCTTCTGGAACAACTCTTTTACCAAAAAGTAAATCTTTTTGTACATCATAATAATATGACTGTATACTTTCATTTGTAGAAGGAGGATTCTGATCATCATCCCACATATCATTTTTACCAAACCCAACATAGTAACTGAAAGATGTATTAGAGATATTAGTTACTATATCTTCTATAATTTTTGTTTTGAAAGTTTGGTTAAAGGTCATATTTTTAATTTACTTTCTTATGAATATAATACAGAGAAAAGATCAGTTTCTAGATTTAGGTTAAAATTGTTATCTGATATTATTAAGGGTTTGCCAAACATCATGTTACCTACAGGATGCATAACTTTTTTAACTACATCAACATATTTATCTAAAGATTTTTCAACTTGTATTTCATATGAGTAATCTTGATAATAATAACTGTCCTGAATATATTTATCGGTGTTCAACAATCCTGTATTATCTGACCATCTTCCTTCTTCCATACCAACACCAGCAACATTTATTGTTAACTGAACTTCAGTATCTTGATTTCTTGGATTAGAGAATGTTAAGCTTTCTCCTTGTGTATTAAATCCGAATCCAGATGAAAGAAGTTTAACGTCGCCCACAGTTCCATTTGCAGCAGCCAATTCTGCAGTTATTACAGCATTGTTCCCCCATATTCCACCTTTGGAATCGGTATACCCATATCCGGTAATCAATGGTTCTGTCACTGATACTTGTAAAGACCCGTTGTACTTTCTATCTCCAGAAGTAGTTGCATGTATTTCTGATATTGTTCCGATTGTTATATCATCAAATGTCAAAGCTTCCTGTAGAACAGAATTAACATTTGTATTATTTAAAACAGAACCATAATCTGCAGAAGATAGTAATGTAGCAGCAGAGTCCGATAATAAATTGCTGTTTATACTAATGACAGAAGTATTGCTAATAGTTTTAATTTTAAAAGATGCACCACTTCCCATTGTTGCGGTTCTATATCCTATAGAAATATGTGAGTTAGCACGATATCCATATCCACCATCAACAATTTTAAAAGTAATATAACCAATATTTTTGCCATAATCTAGGAGAGCTTTTACATTAAATTGCAATCCCTTTGCTGAATCTGTATTTACTACAAGAACATCATTTATAGCATTATCTGCACCAGATGAATCCACTGTAGCACTTCTAGCAGAACCAAGAACATAGGATGTGTTAGATAAAGTTGTAAACCCATCATATGTCAAATACTCACCAATTCCAAACTCATCTCCATTCTTTCCATAATGCAAGTCTGTTATAAAAAGAATATAACAAATTTTATCACCAATGTACAATTCAACTGCTTCGTCTACATAAGCTATTGCACCAGTAGTAGTGCCAGTTATAAATTTATTTAAATATGAAAAATGATTGGTACTATTTTTTGGTATAACTTCAATGTATTTTCTTTGATACCATTTACCACTTGAAGGTTTTAAAATATCAATCTGAGGTAGATAAATTTCTATATTCTTGTTATAAAGCAATCTAAAAAGAAGCTTCATTCCTTCAGATGCACCTTTAGAACGATATACATCTAGTATGTGTTTTTCAAGAAATCTTTTATCAGTAAGAATATTTTTTGGAATACCATCCATATATTTTGTCATAAAATATTTGACGTATTCATCGAGAGTTTGATCTATGTCTCTATATTCACCAAGTCTTCTAGTTTTATATCCTACAGATGCCTCAGAGTCCATCCATTCGTAATATGCTTTTATAAATTGTATAAAATTTTCTCCTTCTTCTTTATAAAAAGAAGGGAATTGATTTTCTATTAAAGGAGCAATATTTTTTAAATCTGTAAACATTTTTATGATACTGGAGTTATAAGGACAACAATTTTACTATAATCTATCTTTAAAAATTTGCTTTCATTTACTGTAATATCTGCAGCATTTGGCTTTGCATAAAAATCAACAGATTGGCTATAATTATAAGGGTTGATATCAAGCTGAACATCACCAGTTGTATAATTTACAGTACCAATACTTGGGTTCAAAATAACTCTATTCCCAGTCGAAGATGTATAACAAAGTCTTAGATTGCCTACACCATCATCCGTGATAAGAACATTTTGAAATAATGTCATTCCTTGAGCATATGAGAACAAACTACTCTGGAATATTTCTGGCTCACCATTATTGTAAATATATTTTAAAGGTCTATAAAGAGCATTAGAGAAAGAAAAATTAATTCTCTGTGTTCTACCTTTTATAGGAGTAGTTTTATAGATCATTCTTATTGCAGTATCGTTACTTACAATAGAAGGGTCTGAAGAATCTATCATTGCCATCAATTTTGATTTTCTAAAATCGCTACCAAATTCTGTAAGATGATCATTATCATAATTTTGTATAGAATTTGTAACATCAGTTATTAATTGATTGGATGTTTTGTGAGTTAATTTGGGGTCATAGATTACACTGGCAACAACTCTAACATACAAATATTCTGGATCATATATTAATGGTACAGTTGTCATTGTTTTAGTTAAAAGAAAATTAATAATTGATTGTTTTAATTGTGAAGATATAAAAGGAATTGAACCATATGGAATTGGTGTTATAATTACTTTTCCGTATTGTGGAGGAACAGCATTTTCACCGCCATATACGCCAACAGTTTTAATCTGTGGAAATTGATTTCTAACGAGTGTTATAAAATCATCTTTTGTAACACCTCTGTCCTGAGTAGTGAAGTGTCTAGGAGAATAAAATTTTATAGAATTGATATCTTCTCTTTCAGAACCATCCATAGCCACAATGTTTGTGGTAACAGCTACATCATACATATCATTTATTCTTCTGGAAACAGTAAAGTTAGAAACTTTATTTCCCAAATCACCATTTGTTGATCTATAATCAACTTTTACTATATTGCCATTTGTCAATGCCTTTGATACAATTCCATCACCAAATACAACTTCATATTGGTTTTCTTTGTATCCTTGCAAGAAATATACTTCAGAATTGGCAGTCAATCCAAGAAGACTTTCTGAATAAGCATATACATTATTAGCGGAATCTGTGTTAGAATTGATGACTGTTACTATGATACTATTTGTATCAATATTTTCAGACTGAAGTACATAATTTGAACCATCAGTAACTGTAAAATATTCTGTTACAATTTTTCCTTCATATACATATATTGGTCCAGTAGAATATACGCCATTTCTATTAAATACGATTATATCTTCATCTGTAGTAAACTCAAGATTTACTTGATTGATAGTTGATCTAATAGAATAATATTGTGGAATCATAACTGATGCTGGTGTATCAGCGCCTGTATTAATTGTTAGTGTAACCAAAGCTCTTGCAGATGTTCTAGAACGTGGAAGATAATTTAATTCTTTGGCATGTGAAACGACAGATTCTTTTAATTGAGCAGTGTCAAGAAACATTTCGCTTCCTACCATATTCAGATAGAAAGCATCAATATATGTGTTATATGAAAGAACGTCTAGTAATTCACTGAGATTAGAACCTTCAAAATCATAATCTTTAAACTCAGTTTTCGCCTTGAGAAATGATTTTAGATTTTGTTTGATGCCATCAAAACTAGCTTCTGAAACTGAAAGAAATCCTGTGTTTGCCATATTATCTTACTCTTCTTAATAAAACATCTAGAGTTACTGGATTGATATTATTTAACACAGAAAATATAATTGAAGCAGAATACATGTTTTGATCTGGCAATGCCTTCACAGAAACATTAATAAGATTGGCTCTTGGTTCGTAGTTCGTTATTACTTCTTTTATTTTTTCTTTTATCAAAAATTCTGTGTCTTGAGTAATATTTTCAAATAAATATGCCTTAAGACCAGCACCTATATTGGGGCTAAAAAATCTTTCGTATGGCTCAGTAAACATTAAATTTATAATAGAACGTTTTACTGCGTTTTCATTAGTCAATAGTATTAGATCACCCTTTACTGGGTGTATTATAAAATTAGTAGTGAGGTCTGAATAGAGTGTCTGTGTTGTCATTTTATTATTTATAATGATGTTCTGCAAGTTTGAAGGAATTGTGGATTATATCTTTGAATATCATTTGCAGCAGATGATGCTAATTTCCAACCATCAGAAATAGGTTTAGAACCAAATGGACTGAAAGATTCGCCAGAAATAGCTGCACTCATTCCTATTACAAAAGGTATTGCATTATCTGAACGTCTCATTTCTATAGATGCATTCGTTTTAACATTTAATATATTGCATACATTGCCTATCATAGTCTGCATACTTTTTCCAAAATATGTGCTTGTATCTGGTATAGAAGATGAACCAGTCACCATTTTTGATACTACAGAACCTATATCCATAGCTCCACCAAAAGATGCAAAGTTCTGCATACCAAATGAGTCAGCACCAGTTCCACCAGTGGGATTGCCAAATGATCCTACTTTTCTGCAAAATAGTTGATCTACAGCTGGAAGAGCGCATGGGGTTTCGCCAAAAAATGCTTTACCAGCATAAGATGGCGGTCTAAGAGTTGGGTTATTGGCAATTTTTTGTGTTGGAATTCTAGTACCTGTAATTAGTTCTGACATAAAATTGCCAATTGCTAAACCACCTGTTTGCTGTAAAAGTGGGCCAGCCGCAACACCACCAAGCGCACCAAATTGGCTAAGGACACCACCAAGAGGAGAAGCACTTAATAAATTTTGAACAGCACCTACACCAATTTGTGTGGCTATCTGAGCAATGCTTCCTGAAGGATTTGTCAAAGCAGTTGCGCCAAGACCTATAGAAGAACCGGATGCAAGTTGAATTGCAGAAGCAATAGCATTACTTATGGAACTAGAAGAAAGATTTGGGGCATTACTAAGTACGCCAATATTTCCATTTAAATTAGAAGCGGCTGAAAGTATAACTGGTCCAAGAACGCCTAATGACATAGCAAGATCACTTGACCTTTGCACATTACCAAAACTTGTATTATATGGGTTTGCTGCTGGTTGGCTACTTAAATAAAGACTTGAATATGTATTAATAATTGATGATAATGCATTAGCAAGATAAGCAACTTTATAAATGTCACTCAATGCAAGTATTCCTCTAATATTTCTTATGTAATTTTGATCTTCTAGTTCTGGAATACCAACAACCTGTGATATATGAACCATGTCAGAAGGATTTTCTATTGCGGCTAATACGTAAAAGAATTTTTCTAAAACATCAAATGGAACAACACCATATGATGCCAATTCTCTAGATTTTTTATCTATAGCGGTTTTTTCTATATCCGTCAAAAAATAACTTGATGTGTTTGATGATGAAGTTGGGAGACGAACATAATTTGGTGGGGCAGTTTTTTTCTGTAAAATGCCAGCAAACCCAGCAACAGCTGAACACATATTAACAGCTTTGCCAAATGCAGCATCAGAATTCTTCATAGATTGATCACCAAAGAAACCAGGATTGCTATATACACCAACTTGTGTTAAAGCAGCCGTATCTTTGTTCATATTTGGTTTTGAAGAACTGCCAGTGGAATTGCCATTTGTATCAAATTGTGGTTGACTTGAATTTGGTGCTGGAGTACTATCACCGGATTTTAAATCAGAAACATCATTAGTAGAAGTTAATTTTGAATTAAAATAATTTTGAGCTGGCATAGAATTGTCAGCTGCAGCATCGGCAGTCGGCAACGAATAATTTGTAGTGGGTGCATTATACCCAGTGGTGACTGTAGGATTGGCTACATTTGTACTATAAAAATTTTGAGAGCCAGTTGAATTATATGAATAATTTGTACTTGGTGCATTAACATTAGTAATATCAGTTGTAACTGATGGATTGGCTACATTTGTACTATAAAAATCTTGTGCTGGCATAGAATTATCAGCAACCGTCTCTGCACTATTAGGAGCATTGAATCCAGTAATTGAAAAATTATTAGGCATTTGATCTTCCTCCTAATGCAGCTACTGCATATTGTAATTGAAGACCGGGAACACTTGATTGGCATTTTGGATCAGAACATGTTAGAATAGTTCCTCCACCAGAACCACCCGGTTGTGCTGATTCTACATGTACATGAATGCCGGGGCTATCATTTTTTTCTAATAAAATTTTGCTGTATGGAAGATTATCTCTTACAAATGCGGCAATTTCAGCAGTTGTTTGAACGTCTGGTTTATTAGAACAACGTAGATCGACTGCGCCGCCCTTAATATGATTGCCAGAATTACTTCTATACCATGAAGTAA